CGCGCGCGTGCTCGCCGAGATTCTTCCGGCACTCATTCCACCGGCCCCGGCCAATGACGAATTCGACCTCTACGGCACGACCGGGGCGCTGTCCGACACAGCGTCCTGCTTCTGACCCCATCACGCTAAATATCGGATGGAAATCATTGCCGTTACTGAGGCCTACAAGCCGCCGTTCGATCACGCCAAACTCAAGCGCATGGTCGAGAATTATCTCGACGTAACACGCCAGAACGCGAGCGCCGCGCAACGAGACCGCGACTACTTCGATGGCCTTCAGCTATCCGGTGAGGTGCGTGCCGAACTCGCCAAACGCGGCCAACCCGCGATCTGGACGAACAGAATCGGCCCGTCAATTAGCGGCGTCCTCGGCATCATCGATTCCGCCGAATCTGACCCGGAAGCATATCCGCGTAACCAGTCATCGCAGGACGCCGCCGATGTCGTCACCAAAACGCTGCGATATCTTGCCGACAAAACCGATTACAAGAAGGTCCGAGGGCAGGCCTCCGACACATACATCATCCAAGGGACGTGCGCCGCGATCATCGATTGGGATGGCCGCGACATCAATCTACAGCGCGTTCGTTGGGAAGATTTCATCCATGATCCGCTGGCTCGCGAGCACGATTTCGAGGATGCAAAATTCCTTGGCGTGGCCAAGCTCCTCGACGAGGCAGATGTCGCAGGGATGTTTCCCGAGACATTCGCCGCGCTCGGCAATCCAAGCGGGGATTTCGGCAACTTCTTCGACGACAATTCCAAGGCTCGCTGGTGGGGGAGTTCGAAGCGGAATCAAGTTCGCGTTATCGATCTCTATTACGATGCCGGTGGCGACTGGCACCGCGCAATCTTCTGCCAAACCGGGATGCTCTACGCGGGTAAATCGGAATTCGCGGACGACTGCGGCTGCTCGATCTGCCCAATCGTCGCCACTTCATATGAGATCACCCGTGCCGGTGACCGTTACGGTGCAATCCGCAACATGGTGCCGTTGCAGGACGAGATAAACGCTCGTCGTTCGCGCCTCCTCCATCTGACCAACCATCGTCAGGTGCAACAGACGGATATGTATGCCCCGGCTGCGAACAAGGACATTGCGCGCCGGGAAGCCGGGAAGGCCGATGGCACGATTCCTTTCGGATGGGAGGTGAAACCGGCACCCGACCTCGCACAGGGACAGATGCAAATCCTTACGCAGTCGATGGCCGATCTCGACCGAATGGCTCCTACCCCGGCAGTGCTCGGACGCGTCACATCGCAATCGGAGTCAGGTCGCGCTCGCCAGATTTTGCAGCAAGCCGGTTACCTCGAACTATCTCGCGGCCTTGGTCGTTTCGAGGCGTTCGAACTCTCCATCTATCGCAAGCTCTGGCTGGCCGCTCGCCAGTTCCTCGACCAACCGACGTGGATTCGGATCATGGACGATCCGCGCGCGCCTGAGTTCCTACAATTGAACGAACCCCTCATGGGTGCGGTCGCGAAGCCCGTGATCGATCCGCAAACCGGGCAACCGATCATCGACCCGGCGACCGGTCAGCCTCACGTTCAGATGTCGATTGGTCAGGTCGGCGCGAAGAATCGCATCGCCGAACTCGATATGGACATCATTCTCACCACTGTGCCCGACACGGCAACTTTGGCGCAGGAAGTGTGGAAAGACATCCTCGAATATGCCGGTTCGACCGGCATCTCGCCCTTCGATCCGCATTTCCTTGCCCTACTCGAAATGTCGCCGATCCCAGACAAGCGCAACACTATCGACAAGCTCAAGCGCCTCGGTGCCGAGCAGCAGCAAGAGGGCGGTCAGGCGCAGGCGATGGCGGCAAAAGCTGCGATGCAGACCAGTCAGGCCGATGTGGCGGTCAAGTCAGCCAAGGCCGCGAAGGATCAGGCTCACGCCGCTAAGACGGCGATTGAGGCGACTGCGTTGGGTGCGAGCCTCGCCCACATCATGCCGCCCGAGACGATCCAATCGATCATCCAGCACGGTCAAGCGCAGTTTCAGCCGGGTCCGCAAAGCTCCCACTAAAAATTAGAGTCAGGTCCGGGCGGGAGCGGTGGCGCAATGATGCCGGGAACCTCGTGCGCCTTTTCATATCTTGTCGCGCAAGCACGCACCGCATCCAACGGCGGCCCGATCTTATCTAAGCTGAATGCTGTAATTTGCGTGTGGCCATTGAAGATCGCGAGCGCGCTGTTTCCACGCAGAATCAAGTCAAGGTGGTCCGTGGTCATCCGGACACTTAATCCGCCACCGATCTTGCCTTTACCGGCCAACCCTTTGACCACGATGTTACCAACGAACTTATTTTGACCCTCCAAGTCAATCGTCAGGAGTCGATAGTGATACAATTCCTCGTCCTTGGTCCAGTCTAATGACGTGTTAAAGACGTTGAGATAGGAGTCGCCCAGATAGTATCTGAGCGCAACGATTGTTCCGTTGCCATAGTCGCTCGCAAGCGAACAGCCGTCATCGTCCTCGTAAACGTCCCAGCCCTCGGGGAAATGTTGAAGAACCTTGGGCTCACTCGCTTGGGGAATCGCAGCGATTGGCGGGAGCGTAGGCGTCGTGTGTTGCGCTTTCGGCGCGGTCGCCTGCGGCGCGATTAGGGCAATCATCGCGGCCATCCAAAACATCGTCATCCCCCGCGCGCCCAAAATAATCCCGCAAGCTAAATACATTCGAACACGCTGGCCAGCGCTGTTCAGGCCTCGTCCGAGCCACATCGGATCGTTTCGACCGCACCTGTCGCAAGGGTGCCGGGCATCTGCCCCGAAAGCCAGAAATGGGCCGCCGCCATCACAACACGGGCGTTTCGCGACAAGCCACGCGCAGATGGCAGCACAGGGATTATGACAGACAACCTCGACGACTTTTTCGAGCAGCCTTCCCCAGAGGAAGAAACCAATACGGAGATCGCCCCAGAGGCGATTGAAGAGCAGGCGGAGGAAACCTCAACAGAGGTAACCGAGCCTGTAACGGAGCCCACTTCCGAACCCGAGCAGCGCCAGAACCACATACCGGTCGCGGCATTGCAGGAGGAACGGGAAAAGGCCCGCATTGCCCGAGAAGAAGCCGAGCAGCTTCGCCAGCGCCTCGCCCAAATCGAGTCCGCTCAGCAAGCGCAAAACCGTCCCGATCCCTTCGATGATCCAGCCGGATACCACTCATTCATGGCGCAAGAGATGCGCCGGGAAATGAAGGCGGAGATGGCACTCCAAAACCTCAACCAGTCGAAGGAACGCGCCATCGCAAAATATGGCGCGGCCGAGATCGACCAGTTGGCGGATTGGGCGGGAGCGCGAGCGCAGATCGACCCGAATTTCGAGTCCACGATCTTCATGCAACACGACCCCGTGGAATGGCTCATCGAGCAGCGGAAACGCTCCGATTTGCTCAAGTCCTTCGAAGCCGATCCCGACGCCTATGTGCGTCAACGCGCTCTCGAACTTGGGCTTGCTGAGGCCGCTACGCAGGCCCCGGCGCAAGCAACCAGCGCGCGAAAGCCCACCGGCCCCGTCAGTTTGAATAATGCAAAGTCGCGAGATGTCGCGGCAGTCAGTTCCATCCAGACAGCAGAGGAAGCCTTCGACGCCATTTTCAAAAAATAACAAGGAATAAATGGCAACATTCAAAGTATCGACTGCCAACGAAAAGAACGTTTGGTCTACCAATTACACGCAAGAATACGTCCGCCAGAGCGGCTTCATGCCCTACATGGGCACTTCGTCGAACGCGATCATTCGCGTCGATAAGCAGCTTTCCAGCCAGAATGGCGCTGTCATCCACTTCCCGTATTTCACCAAGCTCTCGGGCGCTGGTGTTACGGGTGGAACGACGCTCTACGGTTCGGAAGACACGCTCAGCAACTTCTCCACCGCCGTCCGCGCTACGCTTCGCCGTAACGCCGTGGCGATCCCGGAGAGCGAGACGTTCCGCACGGAACTCGACATCGCAAATGTCGCTCGTGACAGCCTGAAGAACTGGTCGGCGGAAAGCCTTCGCAACGACTTCATCGCTGCTCTGAACAGCATGGTCATTGCTGGCGGCACCGATGGCAACGGTGGCCAGCTTGAGGATACCTACATCTCCTACGCCTCGGCGTCGGCTGGTCAGCGCAACGCTCACCTTGTCGCCAATGCCGACCGGACCCTGTTCGGAAACCTGACCGCCAACGGCGTGTCGGGCGTGATGGCTACGGCCCTTGCGACCGTCACCAGCGCTCAAACGCTGTCGGCCAAGGTTCTCAACATGGCCAAGACGCTGGCCAAGAAGAGCAACCCCTACAAGATCAACCCGTATCGTTCCGACGCAACCGCAGGCCGTGAATATTACGTCCTGTTTGTCGGCCCGGAAGGCTTCCGCGATCTCCAGAATGATGCGACGATCTACGCGGCCAACAAGGATGCTCGCGAGCGTGATCTTGAGAAAAATCCCATCTTCCAATCAGGCGATATGGTCTATAACGGCTTGATTCTACGTGAAATTACCGAGATGCCGTTGATCGGCAATGTCGGTGCTTCCTCGGCCTCAATCGGTCAGGCATATCTTTGCGGCACTGGTGCGCTCGCGCTGGCTTACTCGAAGATGCCGGAGGCTCGCATCGAGCAGTTCGACTACCAGCACGTCAACGGCGTGGGAATTGTCGAAATCCGTGGTCAGGCCAAGATGAGCGCCGCAGGAACGCAGACCGGCTGTGTAACCCTGTTCCACGCGGCTTCGCCGGACGCCTAATCGGCAACAATGTGCTGTGCGCACGGGAGGGGGGAGCCGAAAGGCTTCCCCCTTTTTGCGTCTTAGGAGTCCGTTTCTCTGGCACAACGACCGGTGACCGGTCGGTTCTCGTCGGCGCTCGCCCAAAGGTCGATGTTGTTAGCAATCAGGTCGCCGGAAACCTTGTCGATAACAACGGTTCTGGCATTCACGACGCGCTTGCCGCTTACCGTCCCGACACTTGGATAAGTCGCGATTAGCTCGGTCGGTGTGTTGGTCACGATTTGATATGGCCACTCATAACGCCCCTCCTTGAGGATAGCGCCGTCAACCACATACGTGTTGGTGACCGGCCTGCCCTCGTAGTCGTTCTGGACGCACGACCATT